TTAATTCCAGTGATAAATCATGGGAATAAAGTTGGCTATACGGGTAAATGGACAGATGAAATGTTAGCGCAATCAGTGGCAGACTTTTTCGATTATTGTGCCGAGGTAGAAATGAAGCCAACAGCGCCAGCATTAAGGCTTTGGTTAAACGTCGAAGACTCTACTTTATTGGAATGGAGAAAATTTCCAAATAAGTACGGGGCGAAATCAGCGATTATAAAAAAGGCGTATGCCGTAATGGAAGCATTTTTACAATTGGCGATTGATAAATATCCAACCGGAAGTATTTTTCTTTTGAAAACAACTCACGGGCATGTCGAAACTAGTAAAGTTGAGGTCAATAATACCGGAAATGGGGTAAATAGCCTTGAGGATGTTAAAGATAGGATAGCTAAACTTGCTTTGGATAAGGCTAAAACGAAATCTTTGCCGGCTCCTGAGGAAAAAGACATAGAGGTAATGTAATTGGGTTAGATAGAGGTTAAATAGGCTTAGAAGCTAAATTTCGAGCATAGAGGAGGTCGATATTATGACAAGATTGCAGTATGTTATATTTAATAATGATATAGAGGATGTTGAAAATTTAATAGAATGCGTATGTCCATTTGAATTAATACCAAATATGTACTCAGATATCGCCTGTGACGATGATTGTGATGCATGTTGGAGGAAATCTATTGATGAGGATTAAAATTCGATAGAGGTTAATTATAAGCGATTAAGATAGAGGTCTAGTACCTCTATTTTTTACTTTCTAACCCTCTATATAACTACTTTCTAACCCTTACTTTCTAACCCTATGTGTATTTACTTTCAAACCCTCTACTTTCAAACCCACTATATAGCGCCCGGTCGATAGTTGTCACAATTGTTGTGAATATTCTGAATTTCATGAATTTCATGAATATTATGAATAACGTGAATGTTGTGAATGTTTGAATTGTTCTGAATATTGTGAATATTGTGAAAATTATGATTGTTTCGATTGTTTACACAATTGAATAATCCGTAATATTTTGTAATATAACTGTAATCATTCTGTAATGGACATTACCTCTATAGTATAGTACAATGGTATTAGATAAAGAACAACTCAAATATAAAGGAGGTAACATCTAATGAACACTTATTCAAATGATACTATGAGAAATCTAATGGACAAACTGGAATCACATTTACAGCACCACAATAAAGAATTTGGGAGCAATACACTAGAATCATTATTCGGACAATCTTACAGAGCTAAGAACCATTTAAGAATGATACTAGAGCAGAGTGACAATTATGACGAATTGAACGACCGATTAAAATTTACTAAGAGGGTTAAAGTTGAACCTAACAGTAGCACATACAGCAGGGCGTTGGCGAGATTAAGAAGTTACAGTAAGATGATGGTATTTGAAGATTTAGCTAGTAAGATGTCATATCTACCACACAGTAAGATTATCTCTAAAGAACTGGCTGAAAAAATGGAGCACGAAAGAGCATATAACGAACGATTTATGAATAGTAGTCCAAAATCACAACTGGGTTTTGAGTTTATAAAAGAAGGTACTAAGCTTACAAAAGCGTTGAACAAAATATTAGAAAAGTATGTTATGAAGTCTGATGATTATGACGATTATGACAAAGAACAATGTAAAATCCATTATCAGAAATTCTGTGATAATTATACCTCTAAAGAAGTGGACGCTAATTTTTACCTATCGTTAAACATGTATGACTTTATGAGAATGTCAGAGGGTAACAGTTGGAGGAGTTGTCATAATCTCGATGAAGGTGAATATCAAGCCGGATGTATGTCTTATGCACTAGGTGATTTCACATTATTGTATTATGAAGAATCTGATAGCGATAACACAAAATTAGTTAGTCGTTGTACGGTGCAGTTCCTTGAAAACGATATATGTTTTGGTAGAATTTACGGTAACGAGGATACACATTCTGAAGGTTATGAATTAGTTGCTAATGAACTACACAAATTATTAGGTGGTGAAGTTGAGGAGCTAGGTTATAGAAGTAACCATTTTGGTGAAGCTAGTGGGAATAGAGCTTATGAAGACTGGGAGTACCATAAACACTTTTATTACAGATTCACTGAAGAGATTAATGGTAAAGACGTTGACGCATATCCTTTAATAGGACATACATCATATTGTGTTGAGTGTGGTGAAGAAGTAACCGACGATGAAGAAATCCATTGTGATGATTGTGCATATAAAAAACATGAGTGCGAAGAATGTGGGCATACACATGATGAGGATGATATGTATTATTCTGAGAGACACGGGTGGTTATGTGATAGTTGCTCATTCATATGTGAGGATTGTGGTCAAGTGCATCACATAGATGATAGACATAGAATCAATGGGAGATGGAGTCATGATGACTACTGTGATGAATGTATCGGTAATAATGCTGAGTGGTGTGACCGTTGCGAAGAATGGCATAGTACCACCACATATATAGACCATCCTGTATTTGATGGTAATGTATGTGATGATTGTATTGGCGATGTAAACGATGAGATGGATGAGTACGATGATGCAGAGGATGCAGAAGAATAGTATCACATAAAACTATATGAAGGGAGGTGGACGACGGCTTAATTAAACTTATAATCAACATCATATCAATACCATTTCTAGTATTAATTTTATTAGTACGTGGAAATAAGTAGGGGACGCAAGTCCCTTTTCTTATGCCTGCAATTATCACAATATTTAAAACAATTAGAACATTACACACAATTGAAAAATAATTTTAGACCTCTATCAATATTCTTATTGTTTGACACAATGAAACAATTGCAAGCCACCCACCCCTTTATTGCAGTTTGAAAAGTGGTCTTATGACCCCCCAATTCACCTCCGGTAATTTTTTAAGGGTTTTTAATCTGTACTAGTTTAGTGTAGGTAGATAAAGTTTTTTGTTTAATTTCACCTCGCTGGAATATTTGGCAACGGTTTGTTGTATAATAGGGTGTCGATAATGATTGGCATGATACACCTCCTTCAATATATGGTCAGTTTTTGGCGGTCTGACACGAAGTAAAACTGCCTAACTTGGATTGGTAGCTCAGTTAGTAGAGCGTCGGAGTGAAGTCCCGAAGGTCAAGGGTGCAAATCCTTTCCATTCCACCAAATATGCAAGTGTAGTGTAATTGGCAACATTCCAGTCTTCCAAACTGGGGTTACGAGTTCGAGTCTCGTCATTTGCTCCAAAATATGCTGGATTAGCTCATCACTGGAAGAGCAACTGTTTTGTACGCAGTAGGTGTGGGGTTCGAGTCCTCAATTCAGCTCCAAAAGTTGGTCTTTTCTCGATTTTCACCAACTAAAAAACGAAAATAGAGTCATGTAGATGTACGCAAGTGGTATGCGACACCGTTTGGGGCGGTGAGGTCGTGGGTTCGAGTCCTACCATCTGCACCAGTAGGGAGATAGTATAAAAACTCCCATTAAATAAAGCTACGGTATTGAGATATCGTAAAATACTGTGCAGGCGGTCTTTTAACATCGCGGAATAGTGTAATTGGCAACACGGTGGACTCATTATCCCCAACTTCGGGTTCGATTCCCGATTCCGCTACCAATTTAGAAGTTTAACTCAGTTGGAAAGAGTGGCGGTCTTATATGCCGTTGGTCACAGGTTCGAGTCCTGTAACTTCTACCAATATAGGGATATAGTCTAGTGGTAAAACGACAGTCTCCAAAACTGTATTCTGAGGTTCGATTCCTTGTGTCCCTGCCAATAGTTCTCACCACACATCTTGTATGTGGACAAGGTGGGATATTTTTTTATAACAAAAGGAGAGTATATGAGTAATGATTTTGATTTAATAGTTGACAAATTTTCAAGGGATAAGGAGTATATTAATGTATATCCACTTGGAGATTTGCACATAGGTAGTGATGAATTTGACTTGGATAAGTGGAAACGATGGAAGCAGATGGTCATGAACGACCCAAATAGTGTTATTGTAACTATTGGTGATTTGGTTGACAATGGTTTGCGAAATAGTATTGGAAACCCATTCGAGCAGACAATGCGACCTAGAGAACAAAAGGAATGGTTGGCTAAGGAATTACGTCCTATGGCTGATAAAATTCTTGTTGGAGTGCAAGGTAATCATGAGCATAGAACTAGTAAAGTATCTGATGGATGTGCAATGAGAGATGTTATGTTTTTACTTGGTATCGAGGATAGATACAGAGAAAACGCAGGATTCTTGAAAATTGCATTGGGTAGCAAGTCTCACGACAGACAGTGGACTTATACATTTGCGTTATTCCACGGTGCTTCAAAATTTAAAACAAGAGTTATGGGTTACGCCATTGATGGCATGGACGCACTTATTACTGGTCACGACCATCAACCACAAAGCTATTTCCCAGCAAAGATTGTAATTGATAGTAAAAATGAAACTGTTTCAATGAAGGGTTTCACTAGATTAGTGGTTAGTCCATTTTTAAAAATGGGTGGATATGGTATGAAAGCCATGTACGAACCACAAGACCATACGAAGATTCCAATTATAAGATTGGATGGTAAGAAAAAGGATGTGAACGTGTTATGGGTCTAAAAAAATTAAAAATATTTATCATATTTGAAGAAGATAGATATAGTAAAACTCAAATTTTAGAAGATTTGGAATCTGAAGAATTTAGTCACTTTTTTAAATTTGATTGTGATTTAACGTTCTTTGAGGAAAGTCAATGCTTTATAGCTGACGCAGATGAGGTATGGACATTTGGTGAAGTAGAACATACCGCACCGCATGTGTTCGCCAAGGATATTGGAAAAGATATATGGAAGATGGGTTAATATATGAATAAAGCGGAATTAAAAGAATATATAGAAGTAATTATTCCGACTTTGGAAGAGCAATTATCATCCGGAGAACTGTGTGACACTGAGTTAAATGACACATTAGTTCTCTATGAAGATGTTTTAAAACTTATAGCTCCTCATGATTTCGCAACTTTCAATAAATATTTGGAACTAGATGAAGACCATAATGACCCAAATAGAGCGTTTTACCATCATAGAAAAGAGCATTTACACGATTTGGTAAATGCATTAAATGATATGGAAATGCATAATAAGTATGATATATTATTGGTTTCAATGCCACCGAGAGTTGGTAAATCAACTTTTGGGATAAGATTTTTGGCATGGATAATTGGTCGTAAGCCATTAAAAACTCAATTGGCTACATCATACTCAGATAACATAACAACTTCATTCTATATCGGTGTTATGGAAATTGTGCAGAATCCAAGATTTAAGGAAATATTTGATGAATCGGCTTTGGTCGGTCAAAATGCAAAACGTGAAGAGATATGGTTAAAAGTACTTAAAAGATATCCAAGTATTACATTTGTACCTATTTCCGGCTCAATGACAGGTCGTGCTGAAGCTGGTGATTATGTATATTGTGATGACCTTGTATCGGGTATTGAAGAAGCACTTTCAATTCCTAGATTGGATAACTTATGGCAGAAATACACTGTAAATGTAATTCAACGTAAGAAAGAAGGTTGTAAGGAAATTCATATTGCAACTAATTGGTCAGTACATGACCCAATGACTAAACTTAAATTAAAGCATGAAAATAATCCAAGATGTTTGATATTGGATATCCCATGCTATAATGAAGATGGTGAAAGTAATTTCAATTTCTTTGGTGGGTTTTCAACTAATTATTATAAAGATATTGAGGATACAATGGATGAGGCATCATTCAGTGCGTTATATAAACAAGAACCTATTGAACGAGAAGGTTTGTTATATCAAAAAGAGGAATTGTCGTATTACTTTGATTTACCTAAAAATGAACGTCCGGAAGCTATTGTGGCTGTTGTGGATAGTAAGAACTTGGGTAAAGATAATGTAGCGTGTCCGGTTGCTAAAATATATGGGGATTTTATATACATCGATGATGTTGTATATAACCCTTCACTACCAGCAGTTACTAAGGAATTAGTTTCTAATAAACTGATTGAGCATAAAGTTACTAGATGTGATATTGAAATGAATAATGGTGGTAACTATTATGCGGAAGGTGTGGATGAATTGGTTAAAGGAAAGGGTGGCAACACTACTTTCAGAATATTCTTTAGCGGTAATAATAAAGAGGTAAAAATTATATCATTCTCAGATTTTATAAAGAAGCGTTTCATATTTAGAGACCCTTCTACTTATTCACCTAATAGTGAATATGCTAAATTTATGAAAGATGTATTTAGATGGACACAAA